ATAGGTATCGAATGGAAAGCACTTCAACGCCCGAACCTCAGCTTGCATACGTGTAGCGTAATATTCACCCGTTATACCTTGCACATAATAGAAGGTCTGTAACTCTCGCAGTCCTCGTGTCGTCATGTTGCTTAGTTTAGATATTGTCATAGTGTCTCCTTATTTTCTAACTTTTGTTAGATAGCGTATGAATTTCAACCGCAAAGTTCACACCCCTGCTAAACCCTTTGATAAAAGCATCTTCTCGGATGTTGCTAGTTTGTTTATCTTCTGACTCTAAAAGATACTCTTCGTAATGTTTAATTATGATGTCTGCGATTAAATCTGTTTTTTGTTGTTTTTTACTTCTTTTCTTCATCTCGTTCTCCTTATTTTCTAACTTTTGTTAGGTTCTTTTTGGGTTCAACTGCTTTAGTATGGATAGGTCGGTTATGGGTATATAGTTAGATTTATTCATGGGCACAATCGTATGCTTGACCTTACGCGCTGACTGCTCGCCACACTCTAAGCACTTGTAATAACCCAATGCTACTCGCCTAATATCTATATCCTCGCCACATTCATGGCACTGAATACCGTATAACATTTAAAACACCAAGCACAAAACAAAAAACAACCATACAGCAGGTAACGCTAAGGCACAGACTAAAACTACCTCAGGGTTACGGTATAGCTTCTGCTCTGTGTTACGCATAATGTCTTTGATTAATTGTTTACGGTTTATGTGTTCTCTTTTAGTGCTCATCTCGGTCTCCTTAGTTTTCTAACAAATGTTAGATTTTGGTTAGTGATTAGTGCTTTATTGATGCGTGATTCTTGATTATATATACATTATAACACATTGTTAAGGGATTGTCAAATATTTCGGGTAATGTGCAGGGGAAAAGGTTAAAAAGGGCAATAAGTGCGAAAAAGGGGCAAAAAAGTGCAATGTAAAGAAAAAAGGTGCAATGTTAAGAAAAAGGGGCATTTGTAAAGAAAATAAAATGGAAAGTTTACAATAGTTTTTTAGTGAAAAGCGTTTATAATCAATGTTTTAAATACTGTATATATATATAATGTTAATAAGTTAAGAGAAAAGAGAATATTAAGAGAAAAGGGATTTTTTAAAAAAGTAATGTGTGCATTGTAAACAATTTCATCCTGCATAAAGCCCCATCGGATTCTGCTCTCTCAATTTTCCGAAAAAGTTTACAATACCCTCTTTTTTTGCCTTATTTACCTTTAGAATCAAGGGTTTAACTAATGTTAAGATTGTTTTTAGAAAGTTTACAATACAAGCTAAGTCATTGATTACAAAGGGAAAGCCATTTTCAAAAAGTTTACAAGGTTCTTAACAATACAATACATAACATTGTGTCATTATGTAATCTTTATTAGCCCTTTACAATATAACACTTTGTAATCGTATCGTCTCACACTTCGCTTGCTTAGGGAACTATCATTAAAAGAAAGCCCAATTTTTCGGGCTTTCTAAAACCTAACAATTGTTAGTTTTTTGTGGTCTCAATTAAGATTAAAACTTTTAGTATAAACACGATACCCATAATTAAGAATAATTCAACCATGATCAAACTCCTATTAAAAATCTAACACTTGTTAGAATTGGGAGGGTTTCCCCTCCCTCCGGTTTACTTCGTTAAATCAGTATCTAATTCTCCACCCATTTTAACGAAGGCACTCATTAAATCACCCTTTGCTTTTTGTGCCAGTATGCTACCTTCCCCATCCGATTCGTCACCCAAGATACGGTTAATAATTGTTTTGAGTTCTTTGAGTGTTTTAGCGTCTATTGTTTCGCTACCCGATGCTTTGTTACCAGTAGGAATATAACCACATGCTACCTTTACACGTTGCCAGTAAACGTCAATTGTCCCTTGCTTGAACCCTAGTGACTCTAAACCTTCGACAAATAGTGCGCGTTCAGCTTTAATAACCTTTTTAACCCCTTTATCCGCGATAGTCCACCATTGTCCGCCAAAGGTCGCAAGCATAGCATCTGCATATATTTGATTACCCGCGTTAGCAGAAGCAGTTGATTCCATGTAAACTTTACGGGCAGAGTCTAATTTGTTTAGTGCTACCTCTATATCCTCGGCAGTGCGACCTTTGTTTAATTCGGTTAATTTAGGGGTTACTGATACTGAATTGATAATTTGATTTTCCATTTTGTATATCCCTTAGTTTAGTTTAAATTTAAAATCTAACTTTTGTTAGAATCAACCCGTTGTTTTGTTTCGTGTTGATGTATGAATTATAACACAGTTTATAGGAATTCTAGGCAATCAATGGAAACAATAATTAAAAAAGTGAGATAAAGTGAAACCCACTACACCCCAACCCCCTAAAACAAATCAAGGAATCCACACCAACTGCTATACACACTGATATGCTCATCCTATCCACTCCATATAATTTCATGCACTTTCTGCTATATACATTACCTATATACATACCCCTCATATATTTTTTCATTTAATTATGGCGGACACTTTTCCTTATATACATTCCCAATACTAGCGTATACATACCCCACCCCCTCAATATACGGAGAGGCCCCCCTTGCTTTTTTATTTTTATGCCCCCGGGGAGTATATATTTTTAAAAAATGTGTTATAGTGCGTCAACTGGAGTGCGCCTTTCCTTCCATATATGACGACTGTTAATATAGAACCATCTAGAGAACATCCCATACCGTATGTCCCTGAGGACATGCACACATCTTCTTTTGCCGAAGAGCTTGCGGTAGTTGCTAATACTTCAGAACTACTAGAACAATTAGGCCCGCCACCGGAAATGAGTGTGGAGGACGCTACAAAAGTAGCAAACCTAGTAGAGCAAGCGGTAAAGACTCAGGATAAGAAAGCACTAGCCGTACCCAACGCAGCCTTTGCTGCTAGAGAATTCCTACGTATATATAGTGCACGGTTGGCAGTTGAGATGAACGATGTGCGTTCAGCGTTAACAAATAAGTTAATGGAAATAGCCAACTGCGGCGATGCTAGACTAGAACTTAAAGCCATAGAACTGCTGGGCAAGCACTCAGACATTGCACTATTTACTGAACGCTCCGAAGTTACGGTTAACTACAAAACATCTGGTGACCTTGAGTTTGCCATTAAAGAACGAGTCAAACGGTTGTTAAATGCCGACATAATAGATGTACCGTCAGTCTCTGATATGGATCTGGATAGCACACTAGGTGTTGTTGATATGGGCACTCCGGTAGAGCAGAATGTAACAACGTATCACGAAGTAGTTGAAGATACTGATGCTAGCTAGAGAAATTTTAAATTCGGTATCTCTTAAGGACATACCCAAAGTATTACACCTCCTGCCTGAAGCGGAGCAGACAAAGCTATTAGAAGACCTAGAGTTACTAGAAAACTTAAAGAACAAGGAAGCGGCACAGAATAAGTTTATGCCGTTTGTTAGGAAGGTTTGGCCTAGTTTTATTAGCGGGAGACATCATGAAAGAATGGCTGCAGCGTTTGAGCAGGTTGCCAATGGTACTTGTAAACGACTTATTATTAATATGCCTCCACGCCATACTAAAAGCGAATTTGCTAGTTACTTACTACCTGCTTGGTTTTTGGGTAAATTTCCTCAGAAAAAAGTCATTCAAACCTCGCATACCGCTGAGCTTGCCGTGGGATTTGGTCGGAAAGTCAGGAACTTGGTGGACTCAGAAGTATATAAGTCAATTTTCCCGGGAGTGGGACTACAATCTGATTCCAAGGCTGCTGGCAGATGGGCGACTAACCAAGGTGGAGACTACTTTGCGATCGGTGTTGGTGGTGCTGTTACGGGTAAGGGTGCCGATATCCTCATTATTGACGACCCTCACTCAGAACAAGAAGCAACATTAGCGGAAACTGACCCATTTATCTACGATAAGACGTACGAATGGTACACATCAGGGCCTCGGCAGCGTCTACAGCCGGGTGGAAGCATCATAATGGTTATGACTCGATGGTCTAAAAAGGACTTAACGGGTCAAGTTATCAAAGCAGATGCTCAAAGGAACGGTGATGGGTGGAAAGTTATTGAATTTCCTGCACTTTTTGATGAAGATCGCCCACTTTGGCCTGAATTTTGGAGTAAAGAGGAGCTTTTAGCCCTAAAAAACGAACTTCCTAGCGGAAAATGGATGGCGCAGTACATGCAAAATCCAACTTCTGAAGTATCTGCCATTATAAAACGTGAATGGTGGAGGATTTGGGAAGAGACTGAACCTCCTGCTTGTGATTTTGTTATTCAGTCATGGGATACGGCGTTTTTAAAGTCTGAACGTGCTGACTATTCGGCGTGTACTACGTGGGGCGTGTTCTACCATCCTAATGATGTTGGAGTGCAACAGGCGAATATTATACTGCTGAACTCATTTAAAAAGCGTATGGAGTTTCCGGAGCTTAAACAACGGGCGTACGAAGAGTGGAAAGAATGGAAACCAGAAGGGCTAATAGTTGAAGCTAAAGCCGCAGGTAGTCCTCTTATATTTGAGTTGCGGGCGATGGGTATACCAGTACAGGAATATACTCCGTCTAAGGGTAATGATAAAATTGCACGATTAAACGCCGTTGCTGATATATTTGCATCTGGTAGAGTATGGGTACCTAACACCCATTGGGCAGAAGAACTAGTTGAAGAAGTAGCGAGTTTCCCTTCCGGCGAACATGATGACTTAGTGGATTCAACCTCACAGGCTATTATGCGGTTTAGGCGTGGTGGGTTCCTGAGGCTAGATTCCGACGAGCCAGAAGAAGTTAGATACTTTAAGCGCCAACAACCGTACTACTAAGGATTAATTATGGCTACTAATATGTTTCCCTCGTTGTCCCAAGCCCCATTAGGGTTAGATTCATTGTCCCCAGAGCCAGAAGATATTGAAGAAGGCCCGGGTGTTGAGATTATGATTGAAAACCCTGAAGGGTTACAGATTGGTATAGATGGTATGACTATTGACCTGATGCCTGAAGATGAAGAATCAGAAGGTGATTTTGACGGTAATCTAGCTGAAGAGATAAATGAGGGTGACTTGCAGAAGATTGCAAGCGATCTGTTGGAGATGGTTGACTCAGATATTAATAGCCGTAAAGACTGGACTGAGATGTACGTCAAAGGGCTAGATGTACTGGGTATGAAGTATGAAGAACGAACTGAGCCTTGGAATGGTGCATGTGGTGTGTTCTCTACAATACTTACGGAAGCTGCTATTAAGTTCCAGAGTGAAACAATAATTGAGACATTTCCCGCCCAAGGGCCAGTTAAGACTGAGATTATTGGGTTACTAGATAAGACTAAAGAAGAAGCCGCTGAACGTGTCAGAGATGACATGAACTTCCAGTTAACCGAAGTGATGCAAGAGTACCGGCCTGAGCATGAGCGCCTGTTATATAACTTAGGATTAGCTGGTGCTGCGTTTAAGAAAGTCTATTTTGACCCAAGTTTGAATCGTCAGGTTGCGATGTTTATACCGGCTGAGGATGTAATTATTCCTTATGGTGCATCGAGCGCACAGACTGCCGAGCGGTTAACGCATGTAATGCGTAAGACTAAAAATGAGGTTAAGAAGCTACAAGTAGCTGGGTTCTATATAGATGCTGATTTGGGTGAACCAGTTGCTATCCATACGGATGTTGAAAAGAAGAAGGCTGAAGATCAGGGTTACAGCCTAACGGATGACGATCGCTTCCAGATATTAGAAATCCATGTTGACTATGACTTGCCGGGTTATGAGGATGAAGATGGTATAGCACGGCCCTACATCATAACGATTGAGCGGGGTACATCTACTATTTTAGGTATCCGTAGGAACTGGGAAGAAGATGACGAGCGTAAGTTAAAGCGCCAGCACTTTGTGCAGTATACATACGTACCGGGATTTGGTGCATATGGTCTTGGTTTGATACATATCATCGGTGGTTATGCTCGTGCGGGTACGTCGTTAATCCGGCAGTTAATTGATGCAGGTACGCTAAGTAATTTGCCGGGCGGGTTAAAAGCTCGTGGGCTACGTATCAAAGGGGATGACACTCCTATAACTCCGGGTGAATTCCGTGATGTAGACATACCTAGTGGGTCAGTACGCGACAACATTATGCCTCTGCCGTACAAAGAACCAAGTCAGGTATTGGCTGGGTTACTAGATAAAATTACGGATGAAGGTCGTCGCCTAGGTTCTATAGCTGATATGAACGTGTCTGATATGGGTGCTAATGCGCCTGTTGGGACAACACTTGCTTTGTTAGAGCGTCAGTTAAAGACTATGAGTGCGGTTCAAGCCCGGGTTCACTTTTCAATGAAGCAGGAGTTTAAATTACTTCGCGACATTATCCGTGACCATACACCCGATGAGTATTCGTACGACCCAGCAGAAGGTGACCGTAAAGCCAAGCGCGATGACTACGATATGGTTACTGTTATACCCGTATCTGATCCAAACAGTGCGACTATGGCGCAGCGCATCATGCAGTACCAAGCGGTTATTCAATTAGCTGCTGGCGCTCCTCAGATATATAACTTGCCACAGTTGCATAGACAGATGATTGAAGTATTAGGTATTAAGAATGGGGATAAGTTAGTACCTGTTGAGGATGACCAGACTCCACGTGATCCAGTTAGTGAGAACATGTCGTTCCTCGTTGGTAAACCGACAAAAGCTTTTATCTACCAAGATCATGATGCACACATTGCTGTTCATATGTCGATGAGCCAAGACCCAGTGATTATGAGTCAAATAGGCCAGAACCCAATGGCGCAACAGATGCAAGCGGCAATAATGGCACACGTAGCTGAACACGTAGCGTTTCAATACCGTCAGAAATTGCAAGAACAGTTGGGTGCAACACTACCTGCACCTGATACTAAGATGGATGAAGAAACGGAAGTACAGTTGTCTAAACTTGTGGCCCAAGCCGCTACGCAATTGCTACAAATGGATAAAGCCAAAGCTGCACAAGCACAGGCTCAACAGCAGCAACAAGACCCAATTATCCAAATGCAGCAGCAAGAGTTGCAGATTAAACAGCAGGAAGCTCAGACTAAAGCCCAAAAAGTACAGGGTGAGTTGCAGCTAAAAGCTCAAGAATTACAACTCAAAGCACAAGAGATGGCAAGTAAAAATCAACCAGCTGAGTCACCCGAAGTAACGGCTATGAGGCACCAGCAAGAGTTGGCGCAGCAGAATCAAAGGCATCAGATGGAGCTTGCACAAGCTCAACAAACACACCAGCAGCAGTTAAGTCACGGTGGGCAAGTATCAGAATTAAAAGCACGACAGTTAGCACAACAGTTGCACCATAAAGATCAGGCGCATCATCAGAAGTTAAACCACGCTGAAATAGCTGCTAGGTTAAAGGCTCAACAGATGCAGAATCAAAACAAACCTAAAGGCGAGTAATGGACGACAAAATCCTTAATGTATTAAACACCAAGCTCGAAGAACAACGTCGCGAGTTGGTAAATGTTGTAAGTGATGGTAGCGCTATATCCTACGATCACTACAAAGAGCTGTGCGGGACTATCCGAGGTCTCCAGATCGCACAGTTAGAACTTGGGGATCTCGTGCGCAAGATTAAGGATAATGACGATGACTGATATATTAGTAAGCCAAGACGGACACACTGCTACCGTGTTGCCGGAATCGGCTAGTGACAAAGCAAAACAGGTTCCAGACCCAGCGACATTTCATCTTCTATGTATGTTACCTAAAGCAGAGGAAGAATTAAGCGAAGCCGGTATTGTTAAGACTTCAACCATGATGCACCACGAAGAGCTACTGTCTCCCGTGTTGTTTGTGGCAAAGATGGGGCCTGATGCTTACAAGGATGAGAAGCGTTTTCCTAGTGGGCCAAGCTGTGAGGTGGGCGACTTTATTATAGTTCGACCTAATTCTGGTACACGCATGTTAATTCACGGAACTGAGTGGCGGCTGATTAACGACGATTCTGTCGAAGCTGTTGTGCAGGATCCCCGTGGCATACAACGCCCATAAGGAGACATCATGGCTGAAATTGAAAAGACGGAATTTGAGTTTCCGGATGAAAAGGAAGTAGACCTTAAAAAAGGCGGCGAAGTTGAAGAACAAGCTGATACTGAAATTGAGGTTGTTGATGATACTCCTGAAGCAGATCGTGGGCGCAAACCCATGGTTGAACCTCCTAAAGAATTTGCTGAAGACGAACTGACTAAGTACGACGAGAGCGTACAGAAGCGGATTAAGCATTTTACCAAGGGATACCACGAAGAACGGCGGGCTAAAGAAGCTGCTCAACGTGAACGGGAAGAGGCTCTGCGCTTTGCGGAGTCCATGGCAAATGAGAATAAACGCTTAAAAGGATCTGTAAACCAGAACCAAACGGCTTTATTAGAACAGGCCAAAAAGGTAGTCAACAACGAGATTGAAGATGCCAAACGTAGATACAAGGAAGCCTACGATTCTGGTGATTCAGACAGGTTAGTTGAGGCTCAGGAAGCGTTAACCACTGCTAAAATACGGGCAGATAAGGTTAATAATTTTAAGCCCGCCCCTTTACAAGTTGATCAAACTCCTGTACAAGTCTCCAGAGAAAGTCAGCAACCCCCTCAGCACGACGAGAAACTAACTGCTTGGTTGGATAAAAACCGTTGGTATGGGTCAAATAAACGTGTTACATCGTTTGCCCTAGGCGTTCATGAAGAGCTTGTTGACGAAGGAATTAGAGTTGGAAGTGACGAATATTATCGTCGTATAGATGATACGCTTCGTGAAACATTCCCTAGTGTAGTTGGTGAACCTGCTGATGCGAAACCTCAACGGGCTAAATCCAACAACGTAGCACCCGCAACGCGGAGTACAGCGCCTAGAAAGATCGTGCTCACGCAAACGCAAGTAAATCTCGCCAAGCGACTTGGGGTTCCTTTGGAACTTTATGCTCGTAAGGTTGCTGAAGAACAAATGAGGAAATAATCATGGAAAAATCAAGTCGTTTAGCACGTGAATTAGAAACCCGCGAACAGAGTGTACGTCCAAAACGCTGGATGCCCGCTCAACTCTTGCCTGATCCAAATCCGGAACCGGGCTTTGCTTTTCGTTGGATTCGATTAAGCACCCTAAATAAAGATGATCCTACCAATATATCCTCGAAGTTTCGCGAAGGTTGGGAACCTGTTAAAGCATCTGATCACCCTGAAATACAACTATTTGGAACAGCTGGAAACACTATTCCTGACAGTATACAGATCGGTGGCCTTTTACTTTGCAAAACCCCTGTAGAGTTTACTGAACAGCGAGATGAGCATTTTAGAAAGTTAGCTTCTTCGCAGATGGACTCAGTAGATAATACATATATGCGGGAAAGTGATCCTCGGATGCCTTTGTTTAAAGAACGAAGCACTAAGGTAACTTTCGGTAAAGGTACTTAACTTAGGAGTTTATTATGGCTTATCCTGTTGTCGATGCCCCTTACGGGCTAAAGCCGATCAACCTGATCGGTGGTCAGGTATTTGCGGGTTCTACTCGTGAATTACCTATTACCTACGCCTACGCTACAAACATCTTTTACGGTGACTTTGTAACGCTAGTCCGTGGTGATTTGCAACGTATCTCTGTTACAACCGGTGTTGTTGGTACGCTTATGGGTGTATTCTTAGGCTGCCGTTACACCAACCCTATCACTAAACAATTGACTTTTTCGCAATATTGGCCCGCTTCAACGCTGGCTGGTGATGCAGTAGCTATTGTTTGTGATGATCCTGATACGGTCTTCAAAGCTGCAATGGTGTCTGGTACTACAGTAATAGCTTCGGCTGCTCGCTGTATGATTGGTCAAAACTTAGCAGCAGTTAATAACACAGGTAGCGTTAACACTGGTAATTCAGCAAATGCTGTTTTAGCAGATACTTCTATTGCACTGACTGCGGCTCTGCCAATTCGTGTAATGGGATTAGTTCCTGATACCGCTGTTGCATTAGGTACGGGTACTTATTCAAGTATCAGCACTGCTACCGTTACGCTTGCTTCCGCACTTAGCTTCACACCGATGGTTGGCTGTGATGTTGGTTCGTTGGCTGCAAACGGTCAGTACATCCCCAGTGGTTCGTATGTTTCGTCTGTAACAAACTCTACAACAATTGTGCTGAATCAAGCACCGTTAGTAGCTTTTGCTTCAGCCGCAACAATTGTGTTTACCCAGTATCCAGAAGTACTTGTAAAAATCAACTTTGGTTTGCACAAATACTATGCTGGCACTGCTGTAGCTTAAGGAGACATTTAAATGGCTATTTCACGCGCACAACTACTTAAAGAACTTCTCCCCGGGCTTAACGCATTGTTTGGTTTAGAGTATGCCAAATACGGCGAAGAGCACAAAGAGATCTACGAAACTGAAACCTCTGAGCGTTCATTTGAGGAAGAAACGAAACTTTCGGGTTTCTCTGCTGCACCTGTTAAAAACGAAGGTTCTGCCATCGCTTACGACAATGCACAAGAAGCTTGGACTGCTCGTTACAACCACGAAACGATTGCAATGGGTTTTGCTATCACTGAAGAAGCTGTAGAAGATAACTTGTATGACTCTTTGTCGTCTCGTTATACCAAAGCTTTGGCACGTGGTATGGCTTACACCAAACAAGTTAAAGGCTCTTTTGTGTTGAATAACGCATTTAGCAGCACTGTAACTTATGGTGATGGCGTATCATTGTGTTCAACTGCTCATCCGTTGGTTTCTGGTGGTACTAACAGCAATCGTCCTTCAACCGCTGCAGACTTGAATGAAACTTCGTTGGAAAACGCTGTGATTCAAATCGCTGCATGGACTGACGAACGTGGTCTGTTGATCGCTGCTAAACCTAAGAAGTTAATTGTTCCTCCTAACTTGATGTTCGTAGCTACCCGTTTATTGGAAACCGAACTCCGCGTCGGCACCACTGACAACGACATCAACGCTATCAAGAACAATGGTTCTATCCCAGAAGGCTACACTGTTAATCACTTCTTGACCGACAATAATGCTTGGTTCTTGTTAACAGACGTACCTAATGGTTTGAAGCACTTTGTTCGCACTCCATTACAAAACTCAATGGATGGGGACTTCGACACTGGCAATGTACGTTACAAAGCCCGTGAGCGTTATAGTTTTGGTGTATCAGATCCACTAGGCATCTTCGGAAGCCCCGGTTCTAGCTGATAAATCAAGTACTTAGCGTTACTAAACCCCACTGGTCACGAGCTGGTGGGGTTTTTTTATTGTGGGGGTGGCATTAACTGTAACTAAACGACTAAGTATTATCTATACATATCAACCACTTATAAACCTGTAATAAACCCTACCCAGTTTTAGGCTAACATAGCTACGCAGCAAATACTGCTGTAGCCCAATACACTTAGGAGACCACCATGATTGTGTTTACAAAGTTTGTTATTGCCTATAACTCCCCAGAGATAGAAGAGATAGAAGAGATAGAAGAGTTTGATATTGATGATTATGAAGTTGAAGAAGATGAGAACGGTACTCAGTGGATTTACGATGATGAAGAAGATGCTTGGTACTACTACGACGAAGAAGATGATTCTTGGGTTTTCTACGACAGTGAATTAGATGAGGAAGATGAAGAGGAAGACGAAGAAGAGTAAGTTTTAACTAGGGGGGCTTCGGCCTCCTTTTTATTTTTATGCTCCTCATAGTGTACTTTTCTATGGCAATTTGCACATAATACGATACATTTTTTTATTTCCTTAGCGGCTTTGTTATAGGCTCCATTTTTAGTAAGATCATAAATATGTCTATTATCAGGATGCTTTTCTACATGGTGAAAGTCTAGAGTTGCCGGATGGTTCTCGCCACAATTTGTGCATTTTAGGGTAGATTTGAACAGCACCCATTTTTCTTTTGTAACCCGCTTTCTATCTATATTTGCTTTTTTAAGCCTTGTTGCATTGGCTTGGTAGTACGCAGTCTGGTACGTTTTCTCGTACGCTTTTCTAGCTTTAGGGTTTTTGATTGGCATATTTAAATTATACTCTTTTTTGTTGCATAAACCCAAATATGTAGTATGATGTTAATAACTGGGTTAAACCACTTATACCAACTGCCCCAGCAGACGATGCAAACGATGGTATAAGGACTTTTGCATAAGGAGTTATATTATGGGTTTCGCTACTCACCTTGGCCCTTGGCTATTAGGCACTGTTAAGAACACCACCGGAACAACCGCTGGTTCAATCCGCAATATGGGTGCAACGACTGTTGCTCAGACCTATACTGCCGCTACCGCAACTATCTTGGCAAGCCCAACCGCAGTTCAGATGTTTACACTGCCCGCTGGCGCAAAGATTACACGTTTTAGCATTGAAGTGGCTGTTGCCTTAACCGGCGCAAGCAACTGCGGCGTAACCATTGGTAGCTCTGGAACAAGTAACCTATACATGACTTCCGTAAATAGCGGAACAAGTGCGGTTCAAGTATCTCCAACTACAATTGCCGCTGCTACGCAAGCTGCCTACACTGCTATCGGTACAACTGACGCAATCATCTACGGCACATTTACAGCTGCCACTGCGGATGCCACTGCCGGTTCTATTGTAGTTACTGTTGAGTACATTGTACGTAACTCTGATGGTTCAGCTAATCCAAGTCAGGTCTAATTAATCTAGGGGGCTTAGGCCCCCATTAACAATTTTGGAGATTAATTATGGGTATGCAAACCGATGTTAAATCAGCGCATCTTAGTGCCGCCGGTACTTTTTACGCAGGTAGAACAAGGCTTAAAGGAATAATTGTTGCTCCTAAAGCCAGCACGGCTGCCACTTTTGAAATACGCACTACAAGTGATACAGGCAATATTCTTTACACAATGGATATAGCAAGTCTTGGCACACCAAATACCACTTCTATACTGATCCCGGATCAAGGTATTTTAGCAACTGCCGGACTATATTTAACCTTAAGCGTTGGTTCCGTTACCGGTATAACGGTGTTCTATGGCTAAGTCTCCTGCATGGACTCGCAAAGAAGGCAAGAACCCCAAAGGCGGTTTAAACGCCAAAGGTCGCGCTTCCTACAATGCAGCCAATCCGGGGAAGCCGGGGTTAAAAGCTCCACAACCCGAAGGTGGCAGCCGCAAAACATCATTCTGTGCAAGGATGACCGGTATGAAGAAGAAACTGACGAGCGCGAAAACGGCAAACGATCCTAATTCACGCATTAATAAATCTTTACGCCAATGGAAGTGCTAAATGGAAACCCACAACGCAAAAGTAATGGCTGATGGCGCTGCCTTTACGATAGGTTTAAGTAACATTATGCAGTGGCTACCGCCGGTTGTGACCCTTGTAAGTAGCATTGTGGTGTTAGTCTATATGCTTGTTAGACTTTGGGAAACCGAAACTGTTAGAAGTATATTTAAAGGAAAATAAAATGCCTAGTAAAGAATATGAAGATATGTTAGCTCAGGCTAAAGAATCTGCTGATGACGATGTTGATGTAGAACCAGTAGGTAGAAGGCCATCTGTACCAATGGAAGCGCCAGTTGAACCAGTTAAGGCTGCTGCGACGGTAAAGAAGGCTGAAGTTAAAACCGCCCCGGTTAAACCTGTTGAAGTTAAAGCTGCCCCGGTTAAACCTACTGAAGTTAAAACCGCCCCAGCTAAACCTGCTGAATCGACTAGAAAACCAATTATTGAAATGGAAGGCCCCGGTGCTGATCGTCGTAGAGCCATTGGCGAAGGTCTTAAATCCGCAGCTAAAAGTGTTGGGGATTATTTTTCTGGTCTAGGAAAACAGAAAGAACAGCACGGTACTTATAGAAATGCAAGTGGTAAAATGGTTTCTTATAAATCAGGTGGTTCTGTATCTTCAGCTTCTAGTCGTGGTGATGGTATTGCTCAACGTGGTAAGACTCGTGGTAAGGTGTGCTAATGCCGTCTACGTCTAAAAAACAGCATAACTTCATGGAAGCCATTGCCCATAATCCGGCTTTTGCGAAGAAAGCAGGTGTTCCTCAGTCTGTAGGTAAAGACTTTTCTAAAGCCGATAAAGGCAAAACTTTTTCAAGAGGTGGCGATATGGCAATGGATCCAAAAATGATGGCAATGATGATGGCTAAGAAAAAATCAGCTGGTGCTCGTCCCGGCATGGCTGAACCCGGTACACCTCCTATGATGAAAAAGGGTGGCAAAGTTAAGAAAATGGCTACCGGTGGATTTACCAAAGCTGCTGATGGCGTAGCCCAACGCGGCAAAACCAAAGCCACTCAGATTAAAATGAGTCGTGGCGGCAAAGCTTGCTAATATGATGGCTTCACGTGGTATGGGTGCTATTAGCCCATCAAAGATGCCCGGCGGGAAAAAGAAAGCTCGTCGGGATGATACTGACTTTACGCAGTATGCTGAAGGTGGCGAAGTAGGGCTATACGCGAACATAAACGCAAAACGTAAACGAATAGCCGCAGGGTATAAAGAAAAGATGCGTAAGGTTGGTTCTAAAGGTGCGCCCACCGCACAAGCTTTTATCCAATCAGCCAAGACAGCTAAGGGTAAACCATGAGCCTCTCCGGAACCACGGCGTTTAATCTAGACCTCACCGAGTTGGTAGAGGAAGCATTTGAACGTGCTGGTTCCGAGGTTCGTTCGGGCTATGAGCTTAAAACTGCAAGGCGTTCACTAAATCTATTGTTTGCTGACTGGGCAAACCGTGGGTTAAATATGTGGACTTTTGAGCAAGGTAGTATCACATTAGTTGCAGGAACTGCGACCTATGACTTGCCGTCAGATACCGTAGATTTGTTAGAGCATGTGATTCGTACGGGTGCAGGTAGCGCATCAACGCAAGCCGATCTCACCATAACACGTATTAGCGTGTCTACCTATGCCACAATACCTAACAAGTTAACACAAGCTAGACCAATCCAAGTGTGGATTGAACGTCGGCAAGAAACACCAAGAATTACTGTTTGGCCTGTACCAGATAACACGACTACGTACACTTTCGTTTACTGGAGATTACGTCGGATTGATGATGCTGGTGGTGGCCCTAATACAATGGATGTTCCATTTAGATTTATACCTTGCATGGTTGCAGGATTAGCTTATTATGTCGCTATGAAAGTACCGGGTGGTATGGATCGCCTACAAGTGCTTAAACAGCAGTATGATGAAGCATGGGATTTAGCTAGCTCTGAAGATCGTGAGAAGGCAGCGGTTCGTTTTGTTCCTCGGCAAATGTTTATTGGCGGTTCGTAATGGGTAATAGGTTTGCATCTGGTAAGATAGCGATTGCCGAGTGTGATCGTTGTGGTCAGCAGTTTAAGCTTAAGAAACTGAAGACGGAGATTATCAAGCAGCGTAAGTACGAGTTATTAGTTTGCCCTGAGTGTTGGGATCCAGATCATCCGCAGTTGATGTTAGGTACGTTTCCGGTAGATGATCCACAGGCGCTAAGGAATCCACGTAGAGATACGACGTATGTAACATCTGGTGTGAATGTAAATGGTAATCCGTCTGGTGGTTCTAGGGATATACAGTGGGGTTGGAGACCGGTTGGTGGGGCAAGTTCATTTGATGCACCATTAACACCTAATTATTTAGTAGCTACTACAAGTGTTGGAACAGTAACAATTTCATAGGGGTAAATCATGGATAAGAAAGAAGATATGAAGACGGACAAAGCGCAAGACAAAGCTATGATCAAAAAAGCTTTTAAACAGCACGATGCCCAAGAACACAAAGGCGGCAAAGGTACTTCTTTGAAGTTAAAGAAGGGTGGCCCTACTTCTATGGATCGCAAAAAATTTGGTCGCAACCTAGCTCGTGCGATGAACCAAAGGGGTAAATAATGGCTAAGTTCTCAAAGAAAGTTATGGGGAAAGAAGTTGGTCAAGCCGCTGTTTACGCCAAACCACATACTATGTCAGGTAAGTCTGTAACTGTTGCAGAGAACCCCGGCAAGGAACCTAATCGTAGTAAGTTAGACACATACGATATTAGCCTTGGTGCTATCAGCAAATCAGCTGGTAATGAGCCTACTAAGACTGACGGCATTAAGATGCGTGGAGCAGGTGCAGCAACCAAAGGTTTCATGAGTAGAGGCCCAATGGCATGACGTATACCGAACTTGTTTCGTTAGTTCAAGACTACTGTGAGAATACATTTCCTACGGTAGATATGAACACGTTTATCAAGCAAGCAGAGCAGAGAATTTACAACACTGTTCAGATTGCTAATTTACGTAAAAACGTAACGGGAACGGTTACGTCTAGTAACAAGTATTTATCTGCCCCAACCGATTTTTTGTCGGTATATTCTTTAGCAGCTTTTCTGACGGCATCCACTACAGCTACGGGAACATCCGGCGCTTTCACTATTGTTGTAGCAAGTGCTACCAACATAGAAGTTGGGCAGTATGTATCAGGATCAGGTATCGGAACGAGCGCTATGGTCACAGCAATTAGTGGGACTACCATTACCTTATCTGTAGCTAACAGCAGCGCTATAGCTGGCGCGGTGACCTTCCAAGGAGATTATCTGTATCTTTTACCCAAGGATGTAAACTATCTGCGGGAAGCATATCCAAACCCTAATTATCTTAGCGAGCCAAAGTATTACGCTATCTTTGGGCCTAATTCTAGTGATGTGAACGAGTTATCGTTTATTCTTGGCCCAACACCAAATGGCACATATAGTGTAGAGCTGCACTATTACTACTACCCAGAATCTATTGTCACTGCGGCAACAACATGGCTTGGTGATAACTTTGATTCCGCTCTACTATATGGAACGATGTGTGAGGCTATCACCTATATGAAGGGTGAGGCTGATATGGTTGCCCTGTATCAACAACGGTATGTTCAGGCTGTTGCGTTGCTGAAGAACTTGGGTGATGGTAAACAGCGTCAGGATGCTTACCGTAATGGTCAAACTAGGGTTGCTGTATCATGAGCATAGTCCAGACGCAGACAACCAGCTTTAAGAAAGAACTGTATCAGGGTGTTCATAACTTAAGCGCCAATACGCTAAAGATTGCTTTATACACCGCGAGTGCTGATTTAAATGCGGATACAATTGTGTACACAACTACCGGTGAGGTTTCTGCTACAGGGTATACAGCTGGCGGGTCAGTATTAACAGGCGTAACAATTGAATCATCAGGCAGTGTTGCGTATGTAAACTTTGCTAATGTGTCATGGGCAGCCACCATAACGGCTAGATGTGCATTGATTTACAACGCAAGCCAGAGTAACAAATCTATTGCGGTATTGGATTTTGGATCAGATAAGACATCTTCTGCGTTCACAATCACAATGCCTTCTAATACATCAACTACAGCCCTCATTAGGAGTTCAAATTGATTACGACAACTAAAGGTGATATGGATGAATCCTTGCTGGAGAAGCGCGAGGGGTCTATTGATAATGATAATGAACTTACAACTTGGGTTGAGTATTGGTTAGATGGTGAGTTAGTTCACCGTTCGGTACATGTCACTCTTAAAAAAGTGCCATCTTTTGCGGGCGTTGAACTCGCGTCTATTGGGTAAAGGAAAATAAAATGGCAAATACACAAAGTTTATGCACTTCGTTTATGTCTGAGTTAATGCTTGGTCAGCATCAGCTTGGTACGTCTACGATTGTATCCAGAGGCAGTTTAACGGCTCCAACAA